TCAAAGTATTTATGGTGGACTGGTCATCCATCAACAACTGGTAATGTCACAAGTTGGGGTTCTGCCGGTCAAGGTGTTCAATTCGGAAATCTAACATCAAACGTCACCATTTCATTGAGTGGTGGAGTTTCAAACGATTCACCAGTTGATGGAAACATTACTGCTGGTCTACAACTATTTTCCAACGATGAAAAATATGATATTTCACTGATTCCATTAGGTAAAGCATCAGCCACAGTTGTCGAATATGCTATTAATAGTGTTGCTGAAGTTAGAAGAGATTGTATTGTATTCGCATCACCAAGATTTGCAGATGTTGTTAACAATGCGAATTCCGAAGCTAGTTCAGCAGTAACATTCAGAGATTCATTACCATCATCTTCATATGCGGTACTAGATTCTGGTTGGAAATATCAGTATGACCGTTACAATGATGGTTATCGTTGGATTCCATTGAATGGCGATACTGCTGGCCTAGCAGCTAGAACAGACTTCGTTGCTGATCCATGGTTCTCACCTGCTGGTTTCAATCGTGGTCAAATTAAGAATGTTGTAAAACTATCATTCTCACCAAGAAAATCAGAAAGAGACACCCTATACAAGAAGAGTATTAATCCTGTAGTGTCATTCCCCGGTCAAGGAGTGGTATTGTTTGGAGACAAGACTCTATTAGCAAAGCCATCCGCTTTTGATAGAATTAACGTGAGAAGATTGTTTATTGTTCTAGAAAAAGCGATTGCAACCGCATCTAAATATCAGATGTTTGAGTTTAATGATGCATTCACCAGAGCACAATTTAGAAGTCTAGTAGAACCATTCTTGAGAGATGTTCAAGGTCGCCGTGGTATTACAGATTTCAAATTAGTCTGCGATGAAACAAATAACACTGGAGAAGTTATTGATAGAAACGAATTTGTGGCTGACATTTTTGTCAAACCAGCAAAATCTATCAACTTCATTCAATTGAATTTCGTTGCCACAAGATCTGGAATTTCTTTTGAAGAACTAGGAGCCTAAAGGGGAAACAAATGGCAAGCACATCGTTTAATGTAGAAACATTCAAAGCAACTTTAACAAATGGCGGGGCTAGGCCAAACCAATTCTCGGTTTTGCTATCCTTCCCAACCTATGTGTCTCTTGCTCCTACCGCAGTTGCAAGAGCACCTTTTCTAGTATCTGTAGCTGAATTACCCGGTTCAGTAGTTCCACCTGCAACTGTTTTATACAGAGGCAGGGCAGTTAACTTTGCTGGAGATAGAACATTCGCTCCATGGACAATTACTGTTCTAAATGATTCTGATTTTTCAATTCGTTCTGCTCTAGAGCAGTGGATGAATGGTGTAGATAATCTTTCGCAAAAGCTTGGTTATCTACGTCCTTCTGAATATCAACGCGATCTAGCGATTTCTCAATTAGATCGCAATGGTAACATTTTAAAGTCATATACTTTAATTAATGCAATGCCAGTTGATGTTAGTCCTGTTGGAATGGATTTCGGTGCTAATGACGTAATCTCTACTTTCACATCAACCTTCGTATTCCAGCATTATGTTACTGGTGGTGGAAGTGCTCCTCAGAGTAATTGGGGAAACCAATTTAGCCCATTAGGTAGAACAATAGCTTAATTTTTTAATATAGATATATAATGGCAATCAATATACTTGGATTTACAATTGGAAAGGAAGAAAAGCAATCGGTAGCAATAAAGAATCAATCCTTTATAGCTCCGGTTGCTGATGATGGCTCGACCACAGTTTCCGCAGGTGGATATTATGGAACTTTCGTTGATATTGATGCCACTGCAAAATCAGAAGCAGAAATTATTTCTCGATACAGAGATATTTCAAATCATCCAGACTGTGATAATGCAATTGAAGAAATCATCACAGATGCAATTGCTGCGATGGATAACGAAACACCCGTTTCTATTGACTTAGATGATGTTGATTTATCTCCCAAATTAAAAGCAATTATTAGTGCAGAATTTCAAGAAATTCTTATTTTATTAGATTTCAAAGATAAAGCACACGATATTTTTAGACGTTGGTACATTGATGGTAGAATTTACTATCAAAAAATTATTGATCCTACTAAAACAGAATTGGGTATTCAAGAATTAAGATTCATTGATCCTAAAAAAATTCGTAAAGTAAGAGAAATTAAAAAAGAAACCGGAAAGACCGGCGTTGAGGTCATCAAGAGCATTGATGAATTTTTCATTTACAATGAAAAAGGTCTTAGTTATGTAACTGGTGCATCACCAGCAACAACTAATTCTGGTCTAAAGTTAGCACAAGATACTGTTGCCTTTTGCCATTCTGGTTTGATGGATTATGAAAGAAACATCATTGTTGGATATCTACACAAAGCAATTAAACCAGTCAACCAATTAAAAATGATGGCAGACTCATTGGTGATCTATAGATTATCAAGAGCACCAGAAAGAAGAATCTTCTACATTGATGTTGGCAATTTACCTAAAGTAAAAGCAGAACAATACATGAAAGATATTATGGCTAAGTACCGTAATAAGATTGTGTACGATTCTGCGACTGGTGAAATCAAAGACGATAGAAAGTTCATGACCATGCTGGAAGATTTCTGGTTGCCACGCCGAGAAGGTGGTAAGGGAACAGAAATCACAACATTGGCTGGTGGTGAAAACTTAGGACAAATTGCTGATATCGAATACTTTCAGAATAAAGTTTATCAGGCACTAAACATTCCAACATCACGATTCCAAAATCAGACTGGTTTTAATTTTGGTAGAGCAGCAGAAATTTCCAGAGATGAATTAAAATTTGCGAAATTTATTGGAAGACTCAGAAGAAAGTTCAGCGTCTTATTCGATGATTTGCTCAGAACACAATTACTACTCAAGAACATTGTTACTCAAGAAGATTGGGTTGTAATTAAAGAGCAAATAAACTACACATATGCTCAAGATCAGTACTTTCAAGAAATGAAAGAAGCTGAAAATACTAGAAACAGATTAGACCTATTGAATGCTGCTAATCCGTATGTGGGTGTTTACTTCAGTAAGAATTACATTCAAAAGAATATTCTCAGAATGACTCAAGAAGAAGTTGAGCAAATTGATCAGGATAATAAAGATATTCCTCCAGAGGAATTAATCTCTAAGGGTGTTGGTTCTTTGCAAGCCGCAGAGTTCAGCAAAGAATTGAGAAGTAGAAGATAAATATAAATATAGGAACTGATATGGATACAGAAACAATTAGATCATTTATTGATAATATAAATAGTGGTAACAACATTGATGCTAAACAAGAATTTCATAAATTGATTGGCGATAAAGTGATGGATGTTTTAGCAGCAAGAAAACAAGAATTAGCAAGCACAATTTACTCAAGGGCATCAGATGAAGACGTTCCAGCAGTTTAATCAAGATCTACAAGAAAAAACTTTAACTCCTGCTGAGATGAAGAAGCGGGAGGAGATTGCAACTGCATTGAAGCGCGAACATCCCGATTGGCCTATGGCTAAAAAGATGGCTATTGCTACTGCCGCAGCTAAAAAAGCAGTTGAGTAATTACTAACAAAGAAGAGGAATAAATGGCAAATGCCTATATTTTAAAAAATACAAGACGGCAAGCTGCCGTTAAAATTACTGGCACTGGCACTGCTAACGTAAATCTATGGGACGTTGCTTATTCCGATCAGACAGTAGTTCCTGCAAACGTAATTCTAGCAATCACAGATGTTTATTATGATGTTGCTAATAGTGCAAACATCAAACGAAACGCTAACTTAGTTCTTTCAGTCAATGCTGGAACACAAATGTGTGCTTTTGCACAATCTTTTGGCTATGCATTGGATGAACAAGCAAATGCTAACGTGCTTGTTAATTTAGGTGCAACAGAAGGAACTATGATTATCCAGTTCTCAAAGACTGCTGGATACAATGATCCTAATAGACAAAATCAAGGACCGGGGTCTTTATGAAGTTATTTAAAGACGAATCTCTCGATATTAAGTACATTACTGAAGCCAGAGAAGATGGCAAAAAGAATGTTTATATTGAAGGTACTTTTCTTCAAGCAGAAAAGCAGAATAAAAATGGTAGAATCTATCGTAGACCAATTATGGAAAGAGAAGTTGGTCGCTATCAAGATTTGATTAAAGAAAAAAGAGCATTAGGTGAGTTGGGGCATCCACCAAATCCAACTGTTAATTTGAATAATGTCTCGCACCTAATTACAGATTTACGTTTCAATGGTAACGATGTTGTTGGTAAAGCCAAAATTCTAGAAACCCCAATGGGGTTGATTGCAAAAAATTTCCTAGATGAAGGAGTCAAACTTGGTGTTTCATCAAGAGGTCTTGGTTCTTTAAAAATGGTTAATGGTGTGAACGAAGTACAAGATGATTATCATTTGGCAACAATTGATATTGTTTCTGATCCAAGCGGCCCTGATTGTTGGGTAAGTGGGATTATGGAATCTGCTGAATGGGCATTTGTTGACGGGAGGGGTTGGGTTGAAACAAAAAATAGCATTGATCAAATCGTAAGAGAAACAAAATATAATAAATCTAAACGTGATGAAGATTTGCTTGAGGCTATGAATTCATTTTTTAGAAATCTTAAATAATATAAATATTACTAACTAATAATTAGGAGAACTAAATGTCAGTCGAAAATAAGATTAAGGAGTTGCTTGGCAAGAAGCAACAACTGACAGAACAAGACGCTTCTGGTACACCACCTGTTGTGCCAGTTAAGAAGGACACTTCAAAAGCTGCTCAAGTTTCTGTTGCTGGTGATGCATCCATGCCAAAGATGGGTAGTTCACAAGACGCAGAATATGACGAGATGGACGAATACGAAGCTGGTTCAAAGAATTCTGCAATGATGAAAAAGGATGCAACTCTTCCAGCAGCAAAGGGTGATGCCAAGAGTGTAACTACTCAAGCAACTGCCGAGTCTGTCGAAGAAGAAGGTCCAGCTATCAAAGACCAACTTGATCTAATTTTTGGCGAGAGTTTGTCAGAAGAGTTCAAGTCAAAAGCCACTTCAATTTTTGAAGCAGCAGTTATTGCTCGCGTCAATCATGAAATGGAAACAGTTACTAAGTCTCTTGAAGAGAGTTTTGAAGCGCAAGTTGAAGAATTCAAAGAGACTATGGTTGAAAAAGTAGATGGTTATATTGCTTACATTGTTGAGCAATGGATGAACGAAAACCAAATCGCTATTGATTCCGGTTTAAGAACAGAAATCGCAGAAGACTTCATTGGTGGTCTAAAGACTCTATTTAAAGAGCATTTTATTGAAGTCCCCGAAGAGAAATACGATGTGATTGAGGAACTTAGTGCTAAGACTGGTGCGTTAGAAGAAAAATTAAATTCCAGTATTAGTGAAAATATTGAGCTAACACAAGAGTTGTCTGCACTAAAAGCGCAGCAAGTGCTTGAGCAAGAAACGAAAACTCTAGCTAGAACTGATGCCGAAAAGCTAATGAAACTAGTGGAAGGAGTTGAGTTTGATTCAGAGGAAGTTTATCGTGAGAAAGTGCGGGTAATTAAGGAAAACTATTTTCCAAAAGCACCTAAACAATCACCCGATAGTCTTCTAATTGAAGAAAGTGGAGAGGCATCATTCAATGGTGATCAAACCATGAACAAGTATGTTCAAGCACTCGCAAGAACAATCAAAAATCGTTAATTTATAAATAATAAAAGACATTTCCAAAAAGGAGAAAGGTAATGTACCTATCAGAAGCAAGTCAGCAAAAATGGGGTCAGGTTCTAAACCACCCAGATTTACCTGAGATTAAAGACTCATACAAAAGAACCGTAACCGCAGTTCTACTAGAGAATCAAGAACGTGCTTTGCGTGAAGAGCGCAACATGCTCTCAGAACTAGCCCCTGCAAATAACTCATTTGAGACTGGTGGTATTGACAGGTACGATCCAATTCTTATTGGTCTAGTTCGTCGCTCAATGCCCAATCTAATGGCTTATGACATTTGCGGTGTTCAGCCAATGACTGGTCCTACTGGTCTAATCTTTGCAATGCGTTCCACTTATGGTAACGTCCGTACAGATGCTGGCCTAACAGAAGCTCTCTTCAACGAAGCCAATACTCAGTTCTCATCATCTGGTTTTGATGCTAACTATATCGGCACAGCGAAGTCTGGTGCTCATGCTGGTACAGATCCATTTGGTACTTACACCACTGGTACTGGTATGACCACTGCACAGGGCGAAGCTCTTGGTGATTCTTCATCAAACGCTTTCGGTTCAATGGGTTTTGCAATTGACAAGACAACTGTTACTGCAAAGACACGCGCTCTAAAAGCCGAGTACACCCTTGAACTTGCTCAAGACCTTAAAGCAGTTCATGGTCTAGATGCAGAAGCA